TTATTGCCGTTACCGTTATTGCCGTTATTATTTGGCATCTTAAGGGGAGGCACAGCGCCTTTATTTTGTGGTTTTCTACTTTTACCCGTATGGGTTTCAGTTTTAGGGCGATCACCTGCTACCGATCTTGCATTTTGGTTAGATTGTCTAGTAGGATCTGGTGTTTTTGGAGTGGGTGTAGAAGGCCCATTTTGAAGGGCAGCAGCTACTGCGTCTTTTCCTGCTTTAATTTCTGGAGCTTTTGCAACTTTCATTTCTTCATGTGCTGCAATCCGTTTTTCTGTAAAGGTAGCCGGTGCACTTTGAGCCTTAGGCGCTTCTTGCACAACTGGTACAACTTCTGTTTTAACTGTTGTGGTTGTAGTAACTGGCGGTGTAATTAATGCTTTTCTTTCTCGTGCCAACCTTTCTTCTTCTCTTGCAAGAGCAGCTTTATCTTCAATGGCACAATGAGCACAATTATGCCCACCATGATTTAAGCGATGATCTTTAGAAGTGTTATGATTTGCAAATTGTTGCATTTCTTTCTGTGTCTGAAATGTAGTAATTGGAGGAGTCTGGGTCATTGTATTAACATTTTGTTTTCCAATAAAACCAGGAGGAGATGCGTTAGTATTAGTGCTTGCAGTAGCATTAACTACCGTCTGTGTATTGTTATTAACTGGAGCAGCAGTTGGAACTGAAGCAGCAGGGGCACTTTTAAATCCGCCTAATAGCCAATAAGCAAAACCAGCAGCTGCCACAGCGGGAAGCGCCCCGGTTCCTACTACAAGTGCACCAGCGGCAACTAATAAGCCACCGGCAGTGGGTATATCTCCTTGAGATGCTTTATCGACTGCCTGTTTACCTACAGCAGCAGCTACCGTAATAGTATCCGGTGTCATTTTTACATCTACCGGCTTAGGTTGCACGATAAAATGATATTTAGACTTCTCTTCCGGTGTAGGTATTACCGCCATAAGAGGAATACAAACAATACAGGATAACAATAAGAAAATAGAAAGATACTTACGCATGAGCGCATCCTTGATGTGGTTAAGGAAAAAATAAAACACTACTGTTTAAGCAGTATATACCTCTGCATAATAATGTATATACATATATAAAAAAAATTATTAATTCTTTATATATACAAAATAGTAGGCGCTTGATTTTAAGAAGTGTATTAGATTACTATAAAAGAGACCGTATAGAGCTTCGTCAACTCACTGACCGTACAGAGCTTCGTCAGCTCACATTTCTGGCCGTAGAGAGACTCGACCATCTCATGACCGTATCTAAGCCTCGTCAGCTTTAAAAAATATAAAGTTTAATTTTAAGGAACTCTCATGGCAATAACAACTACTTCAGTTTTGCCAGCACCAGTTCAGCAGAGCTTTAGTTATAAACTGCTGTCTGTACCTGTGCCGAACATGATCCACAAGATTCCTGCTATGCGCAAAGAAATGCCGCGTAATGGTGGTACAACATTGCGTATGCGTAGATACAATCCTTTACAAACTGCGATGGTCCCTCTTGGAAATTCAGGCGTAACGCCTCCCGCTCAAACATTAACAGCGGTAAACATAGACGCTACGATGAGTTTCTATGGCACCTACGTACAGATAAACGAGCAGGTTACCTTACAAAACCAAGATCCTGTACTTAATGAATGTGCAGCACGTCTTGGCGTGTCGCTTCGTCAAACTGAAGATCAATTGACTAGAGACATGTTGGCTTCTACCGCAAGTTTCATCAATTCTACTGGCGGAGTAAATGGGGATACTCCAACTGAAATTACCCGTTCTGATGTTGATGAAGTAGTACGTGCATTACTTAATAATAATGCGTATACCATACTTGATAACATTGAAGGTGAAGATAAGTTCGGTACAGCACCAGTTCGTGACGCATATTTTGCATTATGTTCAACCCAACTTACGGGTGATTTAGATGCAGTATCAGGATTTATTCAAAAGAATCAATATCCGTCACCGATGGAAGCATTACGTTCTGAATGGGGTGCTATTGGAAACCTTCGTTTCTTAATATCATCTATTGGGTCTGTATCCGTAGGTGCATCTAATTTAGGTGCTAATGTATACAATATCTTCTGTGTAGGTATGGAAGCATATGCATGCATTGAACAAGATGGCTATAGTGCTGCATTTATTTATAGACCACCTATATATGATGGACCATTGGCATTGAATGCTTCGGTAGGCTACAAATTTGCTGAGGTTCCACGCATAACAAATGATCTATGGGTTATTAACTTGCGTGCAACGCTCGCATAAAGGAGACATTCATGGATGGTACAATAATTGGACAAGGTTCATTTACTGCGCAGTTCTCTGGCGCAAATCCCAATCCGGGAAGCGCTTCAGATCAAGCTGCAATGTTAAAGATAATCGAAATTCCTTCTGGAGCTGATTGGGTGAAAGTGTATAACTACACCAAAGCAGGAGCAGATGGACAAGTAGATGTTTATTTTCAAGGTACAGCTAATGCAAGTGCTGGTGTTGAATTCTACTGGCAAAGAGGCATGGCACCTGGTACAGGTATAGTACGCTATAAAGGTGATGGCGTTGCTACCCTTTCTGAAGATACGATGGTTAGTGGTGGGTTTACCCTTTATGACCCGATTGCTAATGCAGTGGGTACTATAAATGCAACCATAACCGCGATATCTAATGCGGCTATTCCCGTTGTATCTAACTCAGGTACTAATGGCTTGCTGCCAGGAGATATCGTTAGACTTACTAATGTAATTAATGCGCAACAATTAGGTGGCCTTGATTTCACGGTAGGATATAATACGCTTACTGCGGGTACTTTCTCTCTTGATTATATGTCTCAGCTTGCATTAGCTGGTACGACAGGATCATGGAGAAAGATCAACTTTGAGCCTATTTTCTATCCTCGTCATCGCTTTATTTCTAAAATAACCCAAGCGCTTCAAGCAGTAGTTACGCTGACGGTGACACACGGATTTACCGTTGGTCAAGAGGTTCGCGTTGTAGTGCCTGATGCATATGGCATGGTAGAAATAGATGGGTTGTCAGCAACAATCGTTGCTATTGATACAACACCTGCTACCGGCAATACTATTACGTTGGACATTGATAGCACTACGTTTACTGCATTCGCATTCCCAGTAAACGCTGATGTGCCGTTTAGTCCTGCTATGATAGTGCCTATAGGTGAAGCAGCAACTGCTCCTTGGCAAAATCTATTAGATGACGCAACCATTAATACTGCATTCCTTGGTATGATATTGGGTGCGGGTGGTAATGGTAATGCATTAACAACTCCTCTGAGTGGGCCTGCGGGCACCGTACATTTCTCTGCTGCAGATGCAATAGATGCACGAGATACAATGTTCTGGGTTGCAGGTAAGTCTACATACGGCGGTTTATAATAGAAAAATATAGGTATGGATCGGAGAGACCCATACCTATTACCTAAAAGGAATACCATGTCAAAAGTTGCAACTAATCCAGCAAAAGTAGATGCTCCACGTCCTATAGATAGGCATTCCATAGATCGTGATGAGCAAAAAAAGAAAATGAAATATTTGAGGGATAAGGATCGTGAATTAGTAAAAGGAATATTTAGATTTTATGAAGTTCCTGGTGGGACGATGGCTTTTGTTATAAAGCTTTATAAAGAAGACCAAACAGAACGCTATGAGCTTGTTGATGGGGAAATATATACGATTCCTTTAGGCGTTGCTAAGCATTTGAATAAAAATGGATGGTACCCTATTTATAAGCATGTTAAAGGTGAAGAAAATATACAGCAAGGTTATGGTATGGGAGCAGGTGGGATGACTATAGGTAAAAAAGTACGTAGATTTGGATTCCAAAGCCTTGAATTTGTTGATACCGATGATTTAACTCCCATTGGTGAATCAATCATCCAAGTTTCATTTAAATAAAAAAACCGGTTTGACCCGGTCTTTTTATTTTTTAAGGGATATATCCATGTATTAGAGATATATCTACCATTAATATATCATAGGAGTTAGAAATGCCAAGTTGTTATGCAAATCCAAATCCTATATTTCAACCGGCTATGCGCCTTATAGCTTCCATTACTAATTCAAATCCTGCTATTGTAGAAACAACATTTGCCCATCAGTATTTAGATGGTCTAGGAGTAAGATTGGATTTACCTCCTGCAGTTGGCATGCAACAAGCGAATGGTAAAGAAGGCATTATAACGGTGTTAACAGAAACAACCTTTTCTGTAACGATAGATACGATAGGATTTGATGTATTTGCAATACCGATAGATGCACCATCGTATGTAGATACATGTGCGCAAGTAGTGCCGGTAGGTGAAGTGGCCGAAACATTGCGTAATGCCACGAGAAATATTCTCTAACATTGAGTGTCGACAGAACGTCGGCAATTGACGTGTCGACAGAACGTCGGCAACTGAAGGAGTTAACATGTCAGCTACATTAGCAGATATCAGAACTAAGGTTCGCAGGCTTACTCGTTCTCCTGCTCCTGCTCAAATAACCAATAGTGAAATAGATACTTATGTTAATACGTTTATTTTATATGATTTTCCTGAACATTTAAGATTATTTAGTTTAAGAAAAACATTTTCATTTTTTACTAATCCTGGTCAAGATAGATATCCTACGGATAAAGCA